CGCTCGACGGCGAGCATCGCGGTCTGTGGAAGGACTTCGCCACCGATGAAGGCGGCGATGCCATCGACCTGTGGGCTGCTGCCCGCGGGCTATCGGCGAAGCGGGATTTCCCGCAACTTGCCGAGGAGATCGGTCGCTGGCTGGGGCATTCGGTCGCTCCCGCCATCCCTGGCTCCCGCGACACTCGGGCTTCCTGCCCATCGCCTCAGCCCCGGGGCAAGCCCGACCGGAAACGCGCAGAGCCCCATCTGGACGATCTCGGCCCCTATACCGCCAAGTGGGACTATCGGGACGCGGACGGCCAGCTGATCGCCTGCGTCTACCGCTTCGATCCGCCCACGGGCAAGGAGTACCGGCCCTGGGACGTGCGCGCCCGACTCTGGCGCGCGCCCAATCCGCGCCCGCTCTACAACCTGCCTGCCGTGGCCAGGGCGCGCGAGGTGGTGCTGGTCGAGGGCGAGAAGGCGGCCGACGCCCTCATCCGGGAGGGCGTTGTGGCCACCACCGCCATGAACGGCGCACGGGCCCCGGTGGACAAGACCGACTGGTCGCCGCTGGAAGGCAAGGACGTCCTGATCTGGCCGGATCGCGATCCGCCCGGCTGGGACTACGCGGAGAACGCCGCACGAGCCTGCGTGCAGGCTGGCTGTGCCTCCGTGGCCATTCTGGTGCCGCCAGCGGACAAGCCGGAAAAATGGGATGCGGCCGATGCCGTGGCCGAGGGCTTCGACATCAAGGCATTCATCGCCCAGGGCGAGCGGCGGATCATCAAGGCCCCGACACCGCGATTGTCCACCTTCACGCTCGGCCAGCTGCTCGACGACGACTCGCCGCTGCCGGAGGACCTGATCGCGCCCAGGGTGCTCACCCCCGGCGGCCTGCTGGTATTCGGCGGCGCGCCGAAGGTGGGCAAGAGCGACTTCCTGCTCTCATGGCTCGCGCACATGGCCGCGGGCAGCGACTTCCTGGGTCTGCGCCCGTCGCGTCCCCTGCGGGTGTTCTACCTGCAGGCCGAGGTCCAGTACCACTACCTGCGCGAGCGGGTGAAGGCGATCCGGTTGCCGGCGAGCCGGCTCAACCAGGCTCGCGAGAACTTCGTGGCCACGCCGCACCTGAAGATGGTGCTCGACGACGAGGGCGTTCATCGGGTGATCCCGGCCATCGAGGCCGCCTGGCCCGGGACGGGCGCGGACGTCATTGCCATCGATCCCATCCGCAACCTGTTCGACGGGGGCGATGCGGGCGGCGAGAATGACAACGCGGCGATGCTGTTTTTCCTGTCGCAGCGCGTCGAGCGCCTGCGCGACGCCGTCAATCCCGACGCCGGCATCATCCTCGTACACCACACCCGCAAGCTCGGCAAGCGCCAGTTCGAGGAGGACCCGTTCCAGGCCCTGGCCGGCGCCGGCAGCCTGCGCGGCTATTACACCACCGGGATGCTGTTGTTCCGTCCCGACGAGACCCGCACTACCCGCCAGCTGATCTTCGAGCTGCGCAACGGCCCGGCCCTGCCGTCGATGCACGTGGACAAGGTCGGCGGCGAATGGGTCGAGGTGCAGACCAGCGAGCGGCTGGTGATGCAGGACTATGGCGAACGACTGGACGCCGAGCGTCGGCGCAAGCGCGACGTCATCCTGCAGATCTTGTTCGACGAGGCACGCGAGGGCCGCTGCTACACCGCCAATCAGTTCGCCGAGGCCTTCGAGGGCAAGGCCGGTCTCGGCGCCAATCGCACCATCCGCGAGCGGATCGGTGTGCTGGCCACCAAGGGCTACATCAAGTTCTTCCGCGACCCCGAGGACTATGGCCTGCCGCCGCTGGCGCGCACGCGCTTCGGCTACCTGTGCGTCGAGGGCATGACCGTGCCCGGTCCTGAACGCGTCGACGAGGAGACCGGCGAGATCGTCGCGACCGTGCTTCCCGTCCTGCCCACCCACTACAAGTGCCCGCAGACCGGCGCCGCGCTGCCGGTCGAGGACCCCACCGTCTGGATCTATCACGAGGAGGAAGATCGATGAGTTTGACGCCTTCTTTCCGGCAGGCGAGGTTCCCTGCCATCGAAAAATCCAGTTGGCAGATCGGCCTGCCAACTGAACCGGAATTCTGCCAACTGCCAACTGGCTGCCAACTGGAATCCCGCAGAATCAACGGGTTGCGTCAGTTGGCAGTTGGCAAGGTCCAGTTGGCAAGAAACGCCTGCCAACTGGCATTTTTCCACGGAAAATCAAGAAGTTCAGTTGGCAGATCCAGTTGGCGGGAACTCTCCTATCCCTACGGGATAGGGGTAGACACCCCCGTCTTACGACGGGTGTCTACCCCCGCACGACATCCGTCGTGGGACTCGCGCATCCGGAGCTACCGGTGCTCGGAGGAGGTGTCCCGATGACCGTCCTCCGTTTCAACACCGCACCCGAGCCCGGCCTGGTCGTAGTGCATCGCGGTCAGCAATACGAACTGATCACTTCCCGGCCTCACCGGCGTCGGGACGGCACCCCGACAGTGGTTCTGACCTGGCAGAGCCGGTGTGTGACCTGTGGCGAGCCGTTCATCGTGACCACCGGCCTGTCTCTCAAGGATCCCAACCGGCGCTGTCCTCGGCATCACCGGCCCGGGTTACCGGCCAATAGCAAACGCAAGGCTTATCGCCGGGGAGGTGTCCATGGCTGACACGACTCTGTTGGCACTCGATCTCGGCACCCGGACGGGGTGGGCGGTCCGCACCCCCGAGGGCCGCATCACCAGCGGCACCGAGTCCTTCCGTCCGGGCCGATTCGAGGGCGGCGGCATGCGTTACCTCCGCTTCCGGCGCTGGCTGGAAAACCTGAAGGCCACCGTCGGCCCGATCGAGGCGATCTACTTCGAGGAGGTGCGCCGCCATGCGGGCGTGGACGCCGCCCACGCCTACGGCGGTTTCCTGGGCCAGCTGACCGCCTGGTGCGAGCACCAGCGCATCCCGTATCAGGGCGTGCCGGTGGGCACGATCAAGAAACACGCCACCGGCCGCGGCAACGCGGCCAAGCGGGACGTGATCGCCGCGGTGCAGGCCCGGGGCTTCCGGCCGGCCGACGACAACGAGGCGGACGCCATCGCGCTGCTGCTCTGGGTCATGGCCCAGCAGGAGGTGGCGCAATGAACGCCCCCAATCCGCATTACCGCTGTCCCTTGGGGCGCCTGCAACCCGAACGTGCCGACCCCGAGGCCATCAAGCGCGAGGGCTGGCGCGAACAGGGCATCCTCGTGATCTCGCCCGAGGACGAGCGGCTGGACTGGGTCGAGCGGGAGTTCATCCAGCGCATCGGGGAACGGCTCTACGGCCGTCGGGAGATGGACCATGGCTGAGTGGACCCCCGAACAGGTGGCCGAGCGGTTCCGCGAAGCGGCGCAGACGGCCCATCGTCTGCCGCCCGTCCGGGTGCAGGGCTATTTCAACACCTGGCCGGCCATCCTGCGCCAGCCCTGGGAAACCTTCTCCGGCGATGATGCGTACTATCGCTTTCCGCCGGACCCGGCCGCCATCGACCGCATGGAGGAGACCATGCGCTGGGTGTTGTGGCTCGGCGAGGAGGAACGCCATCTGGTCTGGATGCGCGCGGAAGGATGGCGCTGGCGCGACATCTGCCGCCGCTTCGGTTGCAATCGCACGACGGCCTGGCGGCGTTGGCAGCGGGCACTGCGGGCTGTGGCCGGAAAGTTGAATGGAGGATCGGGAACTTCTGGAAAAACTATGCCACTAAGTGGTAGTATTAGGTCATGAGGCGAGTGTTCAAAACACGCCATTTTGGCCGATGGATGCGGAAGACGGAGCTGACCGACCAGGCGTTGTGCCAGGCGGTAGAGGAAATGGCTCGTGGGCTCATTGATGCCGATCTTGGAGGTGGCGTCGTCAAGAAACGGGTTGGTTTGGCTGGGCGGGGTAAACGCGGTGGAGCTCGGACACTCGTCGCGACCAACAAGGGCAGTCGGTGGTTCTTCGTCTTCGGTTTCGAAAAGAACGAACGCGCAAACATTACCGACAAGGAATTGGAGGCTTTGCGGAGCATTGCTGCCGATTTGTTGGCCAGGACCATGAGGCAACTGGAAGAGGCGTGCAAGGACGGTTCATTACAGGAGATTTGCCATGACGACCAATCGTAAAGCCAAAAGCCGGATTCTCTCGGCCGTCCACGAAACGGCAAGTGACCTGCATCGCCTTGGGTTTATCGACAAGCGCAAGATGCAGAAGTACGACGCATTGTGCATGGAGCCGATCCCGGAGTACGACGCCGAGAGAATCCGCGCACTGCGGAAGAAATTGCAACTCAGCCAGGCCGTGTTGGCGGCTGTGCTGAATACCAGTGTCTCAAGTGTGCGCAAGTGGGAGGCCGGCGACAAAAAACCGAGCGGTCCATCTCTGAAGCTGCTCAATCTGATCGAGCGCAAGGGCCTCGAATCAGTACTGTGAGACTGGTGAAATCCACCCTAGCCAGCATCGAGAAATCGAGCGACTTTGCGTGTCGTAGCCATCTTCTGCGATGCCATGCGTAGCAAATCGAAATCCCGCTCCGTTTCGGGCTGCAACACTTTCGCCGGTTTTGCGCTAGGATTGCGCTAGCATCGCGAGCAAAGCGCGTTCGGGGCTCGGGGGTTCTCCCCGGGCCCTCGTCATTTCCGCCCCCTGCAAACCGTTGTCGTCCTCTGCGGGTCCTTCCTGGCCGCTGAGCCCTGCGGGGGGCGGAGGCGCGGCGTTTTGCCAGCGTCACCCCGAAAAACCGGGTTCGCAGTTCGCACCCGAGGTTCGCACGCAATCACCATGGATCTGAACATCGAGCACCTCCCCGTCGAGGCGCTGACGCCCTATGCCCGCAACGCGCGCACCCACTCCGAGGAGCAGGTGGCGCAGATCGCCGCTTCGATCGCCGAGTTTGGGTTCGTGAACCCGGTGCTCATCGACGCGGACGGCACCATCATCGCGGGCCACGGGCGACTGCTGGCGGCGCGAGAGTTGGGGCTCGACGAGGTTCCAGTCATCCGGTTGGTGCATCTGACCGACGCGCAGCGCCGGGCGTTGATCATCGCCGACAACAAGCTGGCCGAGAATGCCGGCTGGAACGAGGAACTGCTGCGCCAGGAGCTGGGCGAACTGCAGCTGGAGGACTTCGATCTAAGCCTGATCGGCTTCGACCCGGACGAACTCGCACAACTGCTCGACGCCCCCGAGACGGACAACGCCGGCCTCACCGATGATGACGCGGTGCCCAAGCCGGAGGAGCGTGTCGTCTCCCGTCCGGGCGATCTGTGGGTGCTGGGCGAGCACAAGGTCCTGTGCGGCGACGCCACCCGTGCCTCCGACTACCGGACGCTGCTAGGCAGTGAGCTGGCCGACATGGCCTTCACCGACCCACCGTACAACGTCAACTACGCCAACAGCCCCAAGGACAAGCTGCGCGGCAAGAACCGGCCGATCCTGAACGACAACCTGGGCGACGACTTCGGCACCTTTCTCCAGACAGCCTGCAGACATCTGCTCGAGGTGACGAAAGGCGCCGTCTACATCGCCATGTCATCCTCGGAACTGGATACCTTGCAGGCGGCCTTTCGTGCCGCCGGCGGCCGCTGGTCCACCTTCATCATCTGGGCCAAGAACACCTTCACTCTGGGGCGTGGGATCCCCGGGTACCGAGCTCGAATTCGCCCTATAGTGAGTCGTATTACAATTCACTGGCCGTCGTTTTACAACGTCGTGACTGGGAAAACCCTGGCGTTACCCAACTTAATCGCCTTGCAGCACATCCCCCTTTCGCCAGCTGGCGTAATAGCGAAGAGGCC